CTGCGGGACCGTTTCGGCGTGCCGGTCGTTATCACGTCAGGCTACAGGTGCCCGGCGTACAACCGGAAGGTCGTCAAGGGCAGCGAGATGTCCTGGCACATGAGCGGGTACGCGGCGGACATTTGGGTCCGGGGAGTCAACGTACTGGAGGTGGGAAAGGTCGCAGACGAGCTTGGGTTCCGAGGCATTGAGGTGTACCCCGACAAGGGCTTTGTCCACGTGGACATGCGCCCATGGGGCGCGGTGTGGAGAGGAGACAACTACAGGAGGTTGATTGGCAATGCGTAAGGCTGTGGTGTTGCTGGTTGCGTTGCTGCTTCTGGCCTTCCCTGTGCTGGCGCAGACACCGACAGAGGAGGAGATTCATGAGGTTGTCGGTGCCATCGTCGGCGACATCGCCCTGGGCGGGCTGGAGCTAGCTACTCTTGTGGTGGTGGTCGTCGGCATAATCAGGTACTTCACAAAGCTGGACGGCAGGCGGGTTATCCTCCTAGTGTTCGGTGTGTCCATCGCCGCTGTGGTAGTGTATAACGTGCTCGAAGGCGGTATGCCCATCGGGTCAGCAGTGCTAGCGGCAATTTCCGTGGCGCTAACGGCCATTGGTGAGCACCAGACAGTGGGCAAGTGGCTCAAGGACCTGCTTGGTGTGGGAAAAACGGAAGGCCAGGTTGGTACCGGATAGACGGCGTAGGCTGGGTCTACAGGCGTCTGGTTGATGTCCGAGAGGCTATCAACTCCCCACCGACGCTGGATGACTCAGCGGCCCGAGAGTGGCAGCGCAAAGGGGCGGAACTCAATGTGCCGCCCCCTACCTTCTCCATTACGTTCAAAGCCGAAGACGGCACGGTGCTGGTGTGGGACCGGGAAGCCCGCAAGTGGGTTCCATTAAAAAGATAAGGCGGGGGAGTCAATCCCCCGCCTTCTTCTTTTTGTGCTGCTGGATGATCGCCTTGGAGTACGCTAGCAGGGCTCGTCGTGAGAAGTCCGAGAGGTACCCTTCCACCGCCCCGTGTCGCACCTTGCAGGCGTACTCCACGACCTTCCGCTCCCGCTGCGACATACGGATGAACAACGGTGTTCCCCTCGTTTTTAGATCGCTCTCCGGTGTCCCCTTCTGTCGCCGGGGCACACATCCCCCTCCCCTCCATCAAACTTGTAGGACGGAGAGAAGGGAGAGCACCCACTCAAGCTGCGACGTGTCCTGATCCCGCTCACGNAGAACCCGGATACGGTGGTTGATAGCCTCAACCAACAGCGGTGCCGGGACTTCCGCGGAGGTTGCCACCGCTTGCTGCTGATCCGCGGCCTCAGTCTTCGGAGCAGGCTCTTCGGCCTCCGGCTCCTCCACCAAGACGACCGTGGTTGTGGCGGCGCTTTCTGCCTTNCCCTTCGGCTTGCGCCCACGCCTCTTCGGCGCAGGGGCCTCCGCTTTTTTCGGCTGNGGCGTTTGGGGCTCCTCTTCCTCCTCCTCGTCCACAGACAAGTCCTCAACCTCCTCATCGAGATCGTCTAAATCCAGGTCCCCGAAGTCCAGGTCCTCAAGACCCTCCAGTTCGAGATCCAGGTCCTCAGCTTGCTTCTTCGCCATCTTGACTCCTCTCCTCCCTAGTAGTATGCACATATTTGTCAACGTATTCGTCGATAGCGTCAAGCACTTTTAACGCTTGCTTGACGCTACGNACCACCACNACNATNGCTTTTCCCTTCTGGCGCATTTCCTGCTGTGTGGCGGCTTGCAGCGGTGTCAACCCGCCTTGGTCCGTTTTCACCTCCATCGCCACAAACAGCCCGCGGTATGCCCCGAGGATGTCTGGCACTCCCCCTGTGGAGTAGCGGGGGCCAGCGTGGTACTTGACCCACCAGCCCCCGCGCTTCCGCAGGGCGCGGAGGATAGCGCCTTGCAGGTAAGCTTCCCTCATAGGTCGTCGTCAAACTCCAGGTCGTCGTCCTCCACCAGATCGTCCTCAGCAGCGTCCTCCTCCACATCGTCTTCCTCGGGTTCGGGCTCGTTCTTGCCGTAGGGCTTGATGTTTTGCAGGATCTGGAACTTACCACCCTGCTTGCCCTCTTGCACCTTCGCCTCCGCGATGAGCGTCTTCCCCTCCAGCTTGGAGAGGTTAAGAGCCGCCGCCTTGTTGGGCACCTCGAACCCAATGCCCTGGAGAAGCTCCCGTAGGGCACGCAGGCCAGGGGCGNTGAAGTTGTAGAAGATCGTTACCTTGCGGCCCTTGTGCTTCTCGGGAGCTAGCACGACGAACTGAATCTCCACACGCTGTTCTCCGCTTTGCGCCTGTCCGGCCCTAGCCTCCGCAATGCGGAGGGCGTACTTGCCCTCGGGCAGTACGTATCCCTCACTCGCCTGATCCCACGGAACAATGATCTTCTTAGCTGCCGTTGCCGTCGCCATCGTTGTCTTCGCCTCCTGTCAAGATTTTCCCGTAGTGCTCCATGATTTTGTCCCACGTCGGGTTTGCAATCGCCTTGGGCATGACACCATACCTGTCCGCCGCCATTGTCCCCGGCCTGTCAAACGCCATGCGGAACTGGAGCTTCCCGTCCTTGTGGACCCGGTAGGCGTACCCGATGAGGCTCACAAGCCCCAGCAGGTAGCTCCGCACGGAAGGTTGGAGGTCGGGGACGTACCATTCCACCTCCTGTGTGCCGGTTTCCTCGTCGGGCGCTTCGTCCGCCCGCTCATGGCAAACCCAAATCTTGTGCATGGGCAGGGTACGGTACATGGTGATCCAATGCCGCATGATGCGCGCCGCCCGCCCGTAGTCGTCCTGCTCCGCCTTGTAGGCACTCTTGCGTGGGTCGCGCTGGACCTTCTCCGCAAGCACGTGCTGGAGCGCAAGCTCCATCGCCATCGTCGCCGTGTCCCACGCCACGGCTTGGAACGGGTGTTTCTGCGTCTTGAGGATCCAGTACCACAGAGCCACGTCGTTGAAGGACTCAACGGCCACCCGCTTCCCCCGGAAATTGGGGAACTTCTGCTTGGTGATGATGCTGGATCCCTGGTCGAAGTCGAGGATGAGGATGTTCGGGATGCTCCCGAGGAAGTGGGTCTTCCCCCGCTTGGGCTTCCCGTACACCACCATTTCCAGCCATTGAGCGGCCTGGCTCGGCGTCTCGGCCTTTTTCCACGCCGCACGCATGGCCTCTACGTCGGGAATCTCATACGGGTTTGCCAGCGCCGTGCGCTCGTTAGCCTCGGCCATTCCTGTTCACCACCTCGAAGCGATCTCTCAAAACATGCTCGATGTTGCCGCCCTGGATCTCGATGAGGCACAGGTCCTTGTACTCGCAATCCCAGCGACAACGTGTCCGGTCCAGCGTGCGTGGGTAGTAATCCTTTGGAGCCAGCAGCTTTGCCGCCTCCATCATTTCACGCTTCTCGTTTTCCAACCGTTGCCTCGTGACCGTCACGGCCCAGCGGTCGAAGAATGGTTTCTGCTCCCTGGCGATTTGCTCAAGAACGTCCTTGTAGTCGTCGGGGTTCAGGCCGTGCTTTTGGATGGTGTTGTAGTAGGTCCAGTAGTCGGTGTCAATCTTGGCTTTGCTGAGAGTTCCGTCCTTATTCAGTTTCGGCTCTGCCGGTACACGGTCGCGGATGTAGTCGTAGTAGACGACCACCCCCTTGATCTTGTTGCCCAGTAACCCCTTGCGCCGCAGGACTTCCTCCATGCCCAGTACGTAGCGCGGGCCCTGGTTGTCCAGTAGCCGGTCCTCCTCGTCAGGGATGGTCCCGACGACCTTGTGGTCCATGATGACCACCTGGTTCCATTGATTGAGGAACACCAGGTCGCACTTGAACGTAAAGGGCACAGGCAACCAGTCGAGCTTAATGGTAATCTCCTGTTCCACCCACAAGATCTTCCGCATGATCCTGCGGTCGTGGTCTTCCCAATGCAGCGTGTAGCGCTCGAAAATCTTCCATGCCTGGTCGGGCAGGTCTTTGCCCAACAACTCCTTCTCCTCGTCGAAGAGCGGGTTCCACCACTCCTCCAACAGTTGCTGGTGCTTGTACCCGGCAGCCACCAGCCCATCCCGACCGTCCTTGATAGCGCCGTAGAACGCCGCCAGCAGTTCGTGGATCCACGTGCCGCGCTCAATCTTCGCGCCCTTAATCCTCGGCACGTAGCCGAGAACGTAGCGGTACTCCGCCTTCTTCTGGCAGCGCTTGACGGTTTCCAGAAGGGTATGGCTGATAGTAGGTGCTATCGTAGCGGCAGGCATGGTCTCACCTCCTGCCTCTACGATAGCACAATATGATAGATCATGCAAGCACTTTTTCGTATTTGCCCCAAGATGATCCAATGGAAACTTCTGCCGCCAGGGGAATGGGGAAACGGTAGCCGAATTGGCGCTCCACGTAGGTGGGGGTTTCTTCTTCCATTGTCTTCTTGACGAGTTCTGCCACAGCCATGGCGTGCTGATCCGGGCACTCCAGCAAAATCGAGTCGTGGACTTGGCCGATGACCACAGCCTCCAGATCTGGCCGCTCCTTCAGCGCTTTGTCCACTAGCACCATCGCCGCCAGGGTGAAATCGCTAGCGGTTGCTTGCACGGGGCTGTTAATAGCCTGGCGCACAGCTTCGGAGCGCAGGTACTTGTCCTGGCTGTGGACATCCGGCAGGTGCCGGACTCGCCCCAGCGGACTGACCACATAGCCGTGGCGAAGGACGAAATCCTCCACCTCACGGTGCCACGCCACAAGACCGGGATACAGTGAGAAGAAGCGGTTGCGCACCTGCTGTGCTTCCTCCAGCGTGAACTCCAGGTCGTACTGCTCAAAAGCGTAGCGCACGAAGTTGCGCGCCCCCATGCCGTACAAGAACCCAAAGTTCACCGACTTGGCGCGCTGGCGGTCTTCCTTCGTCACCTGGTCCAGAGGCTTGCCCGTGATGGTCGCCGCGGTCAGCGTGTGGATGTCCTCACCGCGCTGGTACGCAAGCATCATTCGCTTTTCGTTCGCCAACGCAGCGGCCACACGCAGTTCAATTTGCGAGTAGTCTGCTACTACCAGCTTTCGCCCAGGCGGCGCTGTGACAACGGAGCGAATCTCGCCGTCCCGTGGGACCTGGTGCAAGCTCATGCCCATCTTCTCCCGAGGGAACGTCTGCACATTGGTGCAGGCCAGCCTACCGGTGACGGTGCCTGTGATGTTGTAGTTGGACCGCAGGCGACCATCCGGCGTGAGCTTCCGGCTCCACGGCTCTAAGTACGAGCCGATGTACTTCTGGTGCTTGCGGTAGTCGAGAATGGCCTGGATGAGCTTGGGACTGTACTGCTTCACACGCTTTAACGAATACTCGCTGGTGGTCGGTGCTCCGCCGTCCGTAAACTCCACCACGGGTAGTTGTAGCTCTCCAAACAGTATCTGCGCCAGCCATTGCGGGCTCGACAGCTTCACTTCGGACGGCTCCNTCTTCAGCAACTTCGCCGCCCGCAGGGTGGCACGCCGCATTTCCTTGCGAGAGTGCTCCATCGCACGCTCCAACTCGTCACGGCTGACGGGAACGCCTACCTGCTCCACTCCCTGCAGCACCCTGCTAACCCTGACCAGGAATCCATGCAGACGTTTTTGCTGCGGTGTCATGCGCCGCCGCAACTCGTCAAACAACATCCTCTCAATGGCGGCGTCCAGCGCGGCGTATCGAGCCAAATCCTCCAGGGGAGGAGCCGGGATTGCATAGCCCTTTTGAATGGCGTCGGCGATTGCTTTGAAGTGGTCCGCCATGAGGTGCTTCCATGTTGGGATGCCCAAGTAGCGGGAGGCTACGGCCTCCACGNTCTTGGGNGAGGTTTCGTCCANCAAGTGCGCCATGATGATGGTATCGGCTTTGAGCTTGGGCGCTACTAGACCGAAGCGGTCCAACCAGCGGCAGTCGAATTTCCCGTTGTGAGCAACCCACACCACGGGAAGNCNATGCACTTGGCGTAGCAGCTTCTCCATTTCCTGCCGGTCCCCGGTGCGCTCTGGGTGGTTCAGGAGGACGACATACGCCTTTTCGGGCTTGGCGCAGTAGCTGATACAAATAATGTCCGAGTGCTCCTGCTGCTCGTCCAGGCCGTAAGTCTCCAGGTCAAACGCAACGACCCTGTGGCGCTGCAGGTCCTGG